TTATACACTCAGTTCCATCTTCGCTTCTTTCATGCCCAATAACACGCTCCAATCTTTTTTCGTTACGAAAGTCTCCTACACGTTGATCTTTTTTCCCAGGACATTCAATAAAAAGTAGATCATCTTTATCATTAACTGGTTCGTATTTTGAGGATTCTTTTTTAGGTTCTACAAAATCTTCTTCCTGATTTCTAGGGGTTTCTGGTTGTGTATATACAAATTTGCTAGGGTTGTACTCTAAAGGTTCATAACTAGGAATACTAAAATTACCACATTCTGTATATGTGCCATATTGATCTTTATCACTATCGATGAGATTTGTGAGATTGTTTCTATGTACTCTTACACAAGCAGGGATATCAACTACAGGTTTATGAATTTTATCTAAGATTAATACATCAGTTTTCCATATCGGTATCTTGTGAATCTCGATTTTATGTATTTCAAAACGAGGTATCTCAATCGTAGGCATCTCTTCGTTTATAGACCTCTACATACGAATCACATTTAGGACAAGAAAAGTTACTTACCATTGAATATTCTTGATATAAAACAGGTTGAAAATCCTCTTCTATATCGGCATCAGCACCCCAGATTAGTTCAGTTTTACAGTGCCAGCAATTCATTTGATAATCGGCATAGATGGACCAGTAACTTTAGGTAGACCCTTATCTAACATCTTAGGCATCATCCCCGATACGTTTGCAAGAATCTCATTCATTACCTTTGCTTTAAATTGTTCTGAAGTTACATACTTGTAACCAAAGTACGCTCCACCACTCATTGAAGCTACCATTACAAATGAGATGATACTCAAAACATTAGCTATTTTTTGAAACATGATCCGTGAAGCTGTCCTCCGTGCAACAGGTAATAGTCTTATTATACTAATGTTGCTAATAATACCAACAATAGCCCCTATATACTTAATATCAGGGCTTATGACAAGACAGATAACAGATAAAGCTGATTAATTATTCTGCGACTTCGCTTGAAGTTGTAACACCTTCTTCTTCTTGTACTAAAGAAACCAATTCCATATACTGATGATTTTTCATATCAAACTCAGCTTTTAATTGAAGTCTTTGATTTTCTAATTTTTTTTGTTCTTCTATTACAGCATTGTGTCTATTTTGAGCATCAAGTGCTTCTTGTTTACGCTGTTCGCATCTGTCAGATAGTTTTGACATAAATTTTTTGTAATTAATTCAAAGTGTAGCTGTTGGAACGTATAACGGCAATACGGCTAGTACCTAACTAGGTTTAGGGTATCTGGCTTTTACAGGAGCTATCATATCTGTTTTCCACTTAGCTATACCGTGGTGATAAATGTAGTCGAGTTGATCTTCAATAGGAGGATATATACCATCTGTGGTAACAACACCATCAACTTCCTGTCCTGTTCTTTGTCTTTTATAAACTTCTTCATTTTTAATTCTTTCAACTTCTGCTTCTACTTCTTCTTTAGTTGGAATTTTACTTTCATCAGTAAGATTTCCGTTTCCTACATACCAATATGTGATATTTTCATATATATCTTCATCACCTACCAAACTAAAGTAAGGTCCACCACAAAGGTTTTCAACAGCAGATAAAAAAGTGCTTTCGTATTTCATAATAAGATCTCCCAAATGTTTATTCTAGAGCCACGGTAACTGTCGTTTATGTGACTTTGGTCAGAATTAGTAGGGTTAATTAATGCAAAAGGTCTACCACCTCCACTGTTACCAGATCTATAAGTAGCTATAACCTTTGAGTTACCTGTAGTTGTATAACCATCAATCTGTCCACATAGCATTAAAAGTTTTGATCCGTTTGCACCAACGTGTGTGTAAGTTCCAGCCCCCTGATCTGCCCTTGTTCCTCCACTAACAACAAATGAACTAGCATTAAATGACGCTCCTATTTTTACATCTACGTTACTAAAATCACTTTGGTCATTTCTGCCATAAAGAAATCCCGTGAAAGCAAGAATACTACCACTTTCTTTTTTGTTGTAGTCACCAAAATCTGCAAACATCATTTCAGTTGTACCATTATTAGAAAGTTGCCGTCTTGTTGTATAAACTAAACTAGAAAAGTTAACAACGTGTGCTGCTCTTGTTTGTGCTTCATCACTAAAGAAAACACCCATTATGCCACCTCCGTTAGGTTGAACTTATATTTCTTGCCAGAT